GGACTCAAGCTCTTCAGTTGGTCGTGCGCAAGCCCGTCAGTTGTTCTGGAGCCGTGCCGGTACTGTAATTGCACTGAGTACCATGTATGCAATGATGTCAGGTGACGACGAAGACTATCAAGACATGGACTTGCGTACGCGCAATAGCAACTGGATTCTCCCCGGCGGCTACAAGATTCCTGTGCCGGGCGAGTTGGGCGCACTCTTTAAAGTTATCCCTGAGACCGTGATTGAATACTTGCGTCGCTCTGGTACGCCAGAAGAACAGACTGCGCTTGAAGCCATACGCTCCTCTATGATGTATATGGCGGAGCAATACATTGGGCGCACTGTGCCAATTCCACAAGCGGTCAAGCCTTTGATCGAAGCGTGGACAAACTACTCGTTCTTCACAGGGCGCGAACTGGAAGGTATCTACCAAAAGCAGCAAGACCCAAGCATGCGTGTAACGTCTAAGACATCTGAGTTGGCACAAGCCATTTCTAACTTTAGCCGTGACGTGATTGGTGTTGATGCTGTGTCGCCCATCCAGATTGACAACATGCTCAGCGGCTACTTCGGTTCTACTGCGGCGCTTGTGGTAATGACGACAGACAGTTTGCTAAACCCATCACGAGTTGACCGCCCACTGCACAAGTATGCGTTGCTTAGCAACTACATGTACGACCCAATCGGCACTCGCACTTTGACTGAGTTCTACGACGAGCGTGAGAAAGTTGGTAAAGCTAACAACACTTTGCGTCAGTTGATGAAGACCGACATTGCACGGGCTGAAGCTTATGCCGAGTCGCATCAAATGGAACTGGCGATGGAGAGCGGTATTAACTCTACGCTTGAACAACTGGAGCGCACCCGTGCCTATCGCAAATTCTTGAACAGCCCTGATGGTGCTGCAGAGATGAGCAAAGCCGACCGAGAGAAAGAACTTGAAGAAATCAAGAAGATGGAGATCGAGTTCACTCGTTGGGTGCGTGAGGCAAAGACAGAGCTACGCAAAGAACAACGCTAATAAACCCGCCACACACGAGTCCCGTACCGCCCGTATTCACAACGGGCGCGTACTTCTATTTTAAATTTAAGAAACCTAGTGGCCGGTAGGAGTGCGTCTCGCACCTGCATAGGTGTTGCAGTGGTTGGGATAAAGAACGAACTGCCGACTTCGAGGCGCTCCCACTGGAGATAATACTCAACCCCAAACAGGGTGAGTACTCTCATGTCATCCGACAACTTCGGTTTTGGCTTAGGTACCTTAACCGGCTTGGGCTTTTTAAATGTCGGTAACTTCCGCTTGCGCGAACGCCGTTTCGTCGATGCCAATTACGTCTCCATCAAAGATGTAGCAGCGCACTGCGATACCGCTAAGCCCACCAACGGCTCCCGCACCAATACGAGTTGGATGTGATTTGCCGCCATGCTTGATATACCCCGCCGTGGTCAGGCGCGTCAAGCTATCCCGAACATCCACCTGCCTGCTCGTAAAGTATTTGCGCAGTTCAGCCACAGGAATTGCAAGGGTCTTGGTGTCTGGGTCGTACCGCATAACCAGCTTGCCCTTTGGAGTCAGAGCGGGGCGCTCAGGCATCCCACCTTTGGGAGTGTACGCTGCAACCATTGCGTTGTTGACGTTCTCGTTGATGAAAGCGCCAAGTGTTTCCTGTGCAATAGTCATTGGATTGCCAACGCTAGACAAGTTTGACGCAACTGCATCGCTCACTACACCCAATGCGTACTGGTAAATTCGTGACATGTCAATCTTAATCAGACCCAACTTGGTAGCAATCAGGGCACCAACAAAGGCACATGTCAATAAACAAGAATAGAAACGGTCAGTCTGGTCTAGGTTCAAGGCTTTGTCCACCTTAGCTTGCATATCGGCAAGTAGCTTCATCACATGGTCGTGGTTCTCAATGATGTACTGGATGTAAATCGGTCCTGCCAAACCGTAGTTTGTGTTGAGCTTGCCAAACGTCTCATCAATCTCAGCCTTAGTTGAGCCAGTGTATTTATGGAACGCAACCTCAAGCACTCGACGAAGCTCACCATCTGCCGTACTCTTAAGGTTCTGCAACGCATCCACAACAGACGCATTGCCTGACGACAAAGTAAAGTTACACCATGTTGTATTGTTAACCCGCAGCTTGTTACTCTGCGACTCCATACGGTGCTTGCCTCGCCCTGAAGTAAACCCATAAGCGTAGTCAGACAGAACCTCGGGCTTCTCATTGGTGATCTCGTCCACAGTAAACGCAATGCTGTTCATCATGCCAAGCAAGTGCATCTTGGATGCGTATGTATCATCCTGTTTCAACAGTAACGTGTCAGGGTTTCCAAAGATAGAGTTGACTACCATCTGCGCCGTTGACTTGCCAGAACCTGACCCGTTGTGTTTAAGGTGAATCAACGCACCCTTTACGTTCTGCTTGGGGCCAATGAACTTCAGCAAGGGTGAACCAAACCCAAAGAACAAAGCCAGTGCATGCGTCTCAAGGCCGGGACGGTCGTAGAAGTTGGCAATCTTGCTCCACTCCTCCAATGTGCCAGTTGGTTTAAACTGCTCAGCCAACTCCCGTGTGCCGCTTGATGGCGGTGCCAGCTTAGTACCTGCCGCTGTATATTCCAACTCACCCACGACGAAGCCAAGCCCGTCAGGTGTCCACCCCATTTGACTGCGTGTTTTGTTCGCAGCGTACTGCGATTGCAGTTTGCGTAGTGTCGAAGCAAAATAAGCCATGATTGCGTCCAAGTGTTTTCCGTAAGCGACCACACCGTTTTTAATCAGCAAGTCGCGCATCTTATCTTTAGTGAACAGCGTAGTCACGGGGGCGTAGAACCTGCGGATACCGTCTTGCTTCATGTGCAAGTTTAGTCCCACCATCTCGCCTTCACCATTGCCGTACTGGTCTGAGTCAAAGAACCGTTCTGTTAGGTATAGATCGTACGGATAGATTTCAACGTCCTTCTCCTCACCGTCAGGGGTACGTTCTTTTTTGTACACACCACCTGCCGCACCACGAAAGTATGGATACGGGTATGCCGGTATCGACATTGTGAGTGCCGGTGCTGTCTCGTCCTCAGGTGTCTCGATGATGTACTGGTCGTCTTCAACAACTGCCTGCTCTACAAACTTACCCAACAGGATTGGCGTAGATATTTTCTGTGGGCAACCCTCGCACAAAGACGGGTTGTTGTCCCGATACCACTCGCATGTATACGGACCTTTAGTCTCGGCTGCCTTGGCTTCAGTAGCCTCTGCCGAGTAGTCGGGATGCCGTTTGGACAGCGTATGGATTGCGCTTGGGCCATCTTCGCAACGCACGGCAATAGACAACGCACCACGCCACAGTGGTTCTTCAAGCGTATGAGCTTGCTCGAGGGCATGCTTCATCTGCGCACAACCGTTACCGTTAACGCTACGGATAGCAATACGCTTAAACGAACATTTGGGATAGTCACCCCCACCACCTAAGTCCTTGGATGTCTCGTCCATGCCAAACTGTTTGGCTGCGCTCAAGTCCATCGCAGGGGCGGGTAGTGGCTCAGTAAACTCAGCAAGGGATACAGGCGTACCCATTGCAATAATCTGTACAGGTCTCGAAGTTTCGTTCTTAAAGTTATGAGTGCCGGGTATGCGTAAGATGCGTGCGGCATCGGCAGTCACCGCAGGATCAGCAAATAGTTTTTTCTGAGCGCACAAGCGCTTCAATGATTTTGCGTGTCGTACCCACTCGGATACGGGCACGTCTTCGGTCAAAGGCCAATAGACATGGAGACCACCACCTGAGTTAACAAGCGTTGGACTTGGGAGCTTTGTGTCAGCAACAAATATGGATAGGGCTTGAGCGGCGGCGGCTTGGTCAGCATAGGGCTTGCCAGTACCGCAATCTAAATCTAAAAAGAACGACCGCAAAAAGATGGCATTGTCCACCTTGCGGCCTGAGTCATCTTCGAATGTGGCAAGCGCAAAATACGCATCCACGCCTTGAGAATCCATACCTGAGCCGACTGCCTCCACGTCTTCAATCGTCGCTTGGAACGATTGCTTGACAGCGTTTGCCCGAATACCCACAGTGCAATACATGCCCTGCGTAGGTAAAACGGATTTGAGAAAGTCAGTCACAGAACCTCACTGGGTTGAGGGAAAAAAATAGGGGTGACAGTACTACCTGCCACCCCCAAGGGGATTACTTACGTCTAGATAAGCGCGCAATAATTTTAGGCATTGCTGCCTGATGGCGAGCGCGTGGCACCGATCTACCAGTCAGCCAGTTGTACACACTCGCACGAGTCACGCCAAACATCAGCGCTATCTCGGTAATTGGTGTACCTTTGTTGATACATACGTCAGCCAACTGCATAACAATCGGCCTCTGATCTGCATCTTCAACTTTCTGAATGAAAAGGGTGTCATGCCCCCGCAACCTATTACGCATCTTCGTCAGTAGCCCAGTCACTCAAGATGTCAGACACGTTCTTTGCTGCTGCAGGAGTCTCAGGCTTTGCTTTAGCAGGGGCACGTTTAACTGGCTCGGCCACGGCATCCGCTTTCTCGACGGCGGCAGGGGCTTCCTTAAACGTTTGTGGTAACGCAGGCATGCTATCGGCTTTAGATGGAACCATCTTCAACTCAATTGCTTGCTTGGCATCTTCTGTCAGGCTCTGTGCTTTACCCAGTTCCCACTCTTCTTTCGACAAGGGGCGTACCGCACGGAACTTCAACACTGGCACTGCTTCGGCTGTGTCGAAGCGGGCTTCGGTCACGATGCCTGTAATCGGAATACCATGTCCTGACAAGAACTTACCAAACGCTTGCAGGGGCATCTTCTCGCCTTCAGCACGACCGAAGTATGACTTGGCAGGGACTGACAAGCGGTAGATGTTGCCACCAATGTCGTTCTCCAAAGCCACAGCCAAGCGCTTGCTGTAACGGCAGGCACGAGCCTTACCATCGCCTGAGCCTTCGATGTTCTGTGGGCAGGTAGCGCATGACTTGCTTTGTGGGCTAGTCACTTCTTCGTTGGGCACTACGCCTTCGGCAGACCAGCAAGATGGCTTGAGGTCTTTGCCTTCTTCATATTTGTCTGCATAGAACGTGCGGGTCACACCCTTGCCAGATGCAATCACCACGAAGTTCATAGCGCGGTCTTCGTTCTTGGCAACTTCTTCGCCACCTACGACCATGCGCCACACACCGCCCTTGATTGAGATTTGTTTACCGCCAGAACTACCTGCGATGTCACGGGTAGTAGCGTCTGAAGCCTCACGTAAATAGTCAGGGATAACGGAACCGGATTTGAAAAGTGTCATGTTACTCATTTTGATTTCCTTAATGGGAGATTACTTGGATGAACGGCGAACCGTGATCGAGTATTTCGACTCGATATTCACACCTGCGGGCATGCTGTCTGGGTTCTCTTTGACGAACTGCGAGAAGTTTCCTTGCGCAATACGACGTTCGAGTAAGTCAGGGGCATCATGCTCACGGATGAATTTGTACATACTGTCCCAGTCACTGGTCCAGTAGCGTGTTTTGACAGCTCGTGTAAACGAACCGAATTGTGTCTTGCCACCGTCTTGTCCAGTGGTCTTGCAGATTTCTAGAAGCTCATGCTCAACGGCATCAAGCTGTACATCGAGGTCAGCTATCTCAGCTTCCATCTGCTTTTTCTTCATTTCTTTAGCGTCACGTATTTTGATATACACATTGACTAACTGACTTGCGTCCATAGGATTCCTTTGATTTGCGTTGAACTAAATTGAAATTATACACTGTCAAATTTACGTGTCAAGCTCTTGTTTGTATAAATCTACCAAACTTAGATGTAAATCTATTTTGTTCTGCAGCATGGTGTACATGCGTCGCTCGACCGGACTGCCTTGCAAG